ATACCCACGGGGTGGGTTCTTTGCGATGGTAACAACTCAACTCCAGACTTGAGGGATAGATTTATTGTTGGCGCAGGTAGCACTTACGCCGTAGATGATACGGGAGGTGCTGCAAGTGTAACTCTGACTACAGATCAGATCCCAAGTCACAGCCACGCCAACACAGCCTCTTCCTCATCAACTTCAAGTGTGTCGGATCCGGGACATAATCACGAATTACGGATTAACGGGGTTGGCGCTACATCTGGTTTATTTATAACGTCTGGTGAAGCTGGTACTCCCACCTATAGTGATGATACCACTTTAATTAAGGACAGCACAACAGGTATTACCGTTTCTACAAGCACAACTACAACAATGACAAATGCTTCTACTGGTGGTGGAAACAGTCACGAAAACCTACCACCATACTATGCTCTTGCTTACATTATGAAGACTTAAACATGCCATACACAGATCTTCGCTTCAAACCGGGCATAAACAAAGAGATTACTTCTTTTTCTGAAGGTAATGGGTGGGTTGATTGTGATAAGATACGTTTTAGGTTTGGTTATCCAGAAAAATTAAATGGTTGGGAAAAGAACTCTCCAAACTCTTTTCTTGGCGCGTGTCGTGGGTTACATGAATGGGTTGCTCTTAGCGGCGAAGGTTTTTTAGGTGTTGGCACTCAATTAAAATATTACATTAAACAGGGTACGGGATTTAATGATATTACCCCCATAAGGCTTACAACTGGTGCGGGGGATGTGACATTTGCCGCGACGAATGGATCTTCAACGATTACAGTTACTGACGTAAATCATGGCGCTGTCGAAAATGATTTTGTAACATTTAGTGGTGCCGTTTCTTTAGGTGGCGCAATTACAGCGGACATTCTCAATCAAGAGTATCAAATTGCTTCTGTTACGGACGGTAATACATATACGATCCAAGCAAGAACCGTAAGCAGCATATCAAGTATAACTGAAAACGGATCCTTAAATCCGACATTGGTCGCTGCCAATTCAAGTGACACAGGCAACGGCGGTGCATCTGTTGTGGGTGTTTATCAGATAGGCACAGGTCTTAATTCTTCTGTTTCTGGTACTGGATGGGGTGCTGGACTTTGGGGCGGTACAAATAACGGCGCTCTGCAGACAACTCTTAATGAAGGTGGAACGCTTAGTGATAGTGACACTACAATCACCGTCACATCTGCCACGGGTATTGCAGCAAGCGATGTAATTTTGATAGGCGGCACTGAACTCGTTTTGGTTGGTGGGGTTAGTTCAAATGACCTTACTGGGTGTACGCGAGGGTATAATGGAACAACTGCAACATCTCATGCTGATGGCTCTGTGGTTCGTTTAACAGACGGAAATGCTGACAGTGCCGATGACTTTAATGGCTGGGGTGAAGGTGTTGCTACAGGTACTCAAACAGCCACAACAGGTCTAAGAATATGGTCGCATGATAATTTTGGAGAAGACCTGATATTCAATGAAAGAAATGGTCAGGTATTTTACTGGGACAAAACAAGTGGCGTTGGAACGCGTGGCGTGGAACTTTCAACGCTTTCGGGTACACCGCGATCTGTTCCTCAGAGGTGCGCTCAAATTTTGCTATCAGACAGAGACAGGCATGTTATTGCTTTTGGGTCAGATGGGTTGGGTGCGCCCTCTGATACTCAAGGCGATGGCACTCAAGATCCAATGCTTATTAGGTTTTCAAGCCAAGAAAATCCTATAGATTGGTATCCCACAGATACAAATACAGCGGGAGATCTTAGGATTGATACAGGGTCTAAGATTGTTCAGGCAGTAGAAACAAGGCAACAAATAGCTGTGTTCACAGATATTGCCGTGTATGCCATGCAGTTTATTGGACCACCTTTTACTTTTGGGATTAATCTTGTTTCGTCAAACATTACGATTGCAAGTCCAAAAGCTGCGATTGCTGTGAATGATATTGTTTATTGGATGGGTAACGCAGAATTCTATAGCTATGCTGGTTCTGTTCAAAGAATACCATGCACAGTTAGGGACTACGTGTTTAACGATTTCAATACAAGCCAAATAGAAAAAGTTGTTGCTGGATCTAATGTTTCGTTTGCAGAGGTTTGGTGGTTTTATCCATCATCAAGCTCTTCAGAAAACGACAGATACGTTGTGTTTAATTATCAAGAAAACATTTGGTACGTTGGCACGTTAAGTCGAACAGCTTGGCTGGATAGAGGGATTGGTTCTGTGCCAGTTGCAACTAGCGAGGATAGTTATCTATATAACCATGAAACGGGTGCAAAGGCAGATGGTTCTGCCATGACAGCATTTATAGAATCTGGTGATATGGATATCACTGATGGCAACCAGTTTAGCTTTATAAGCCGCGTTATACCTGACTTGAATTTTAGGGAAACAAACGTAAACAACACCACGGTAAACTTTATATTCAATGCGAAAAATGCACCGGGTCAAACAGCACAAACCACGAATACAGACACTATCACAAAGACATCGAACACGCCTGTAGATCAATATACAAGTCAGTATCAAACACGTATTAGGGGGCGCAGCTTTACATTTAAGGTGGAGTCTACAGATGCTGATGTTCTGTGGAGACTTGGAATCCCTCGCGTTGACATAAGACAGGATGGCAGACGATGACTATAGCACCAGTCCCATACTTTCCCGTACCGCCGTCTACTTATTCGCAGCAGTACTTAGCAGAAATAACTAGGGCTTTCTCTACGTTTGCCGCCCAAATAACGAACCCTGCTATAGCAAAGCCTGTATTGATAGAAATACCGACATCTGCCCAAAGCGGAGATTCAGTTGGTACGGTCTATGAAAATAACACATTACTTAGGATCAAATCAGCAACCGCTGCAAACAACACCACTGGCATTCCACTTCCTCAATATACTGTAGCTACACTCCCCACTGTGGAGACGGGAACTCTGATATATGTATCAGACGGGGCAGCAGGTAGCCCCGTTGTGGCTTTTGGGGATGGATCAAACTGGCTGCGTGTTGACACAAGAGCGGCGGTATCTACTTAGGAGATCACTATGGCACACACAATAATAGATGATTACAAAATCTTTCCACGGCTTATGATGCTTGTGGTTACGATCTTGACTTATCAGTCTGTACATTGGTTCATGTCTCTCGACATGCCAAGTCCTAGTCAGGCAGGTCTGGTATCTGTGTGTATGGGCGCACTCACGGGCTGCTTCGGCATCTGGATGAACAAAGAAGCGAAGACCGATAGGTCTCAAGGAGCGGGTTAATGGCTACATTTAGTAATGCAGACTATGCTGGTCCCTTCTCTAGCAAGTATGAAGAAGATGAGGCTTTACAAGGTAATCGTGGTAACCGCGCCGCACACACAGCGGCACAAGCAGTACATAGCCGTGGTCTTAGAAATATAGATATTGCCAATAGACCAAGAGACAATAATAGAACTCCACAAACGGACACCTCTATATACGGCACAAATGAAAACCCTATAATGCGTATGCTGAATATGCCGAATGCTGCGCGGTACCCTGATCCTACCAAAAACCCTATGTATAATTATGGGATGCAGCCAAGGCAAACTCCAAGTTTAGCGGAAGTAGGACCACCTAGACAAAGAGGAATGGCTGGATCTGGGGGATTCTTTCCAATGCTTGCAGGGGTTGGCCCTGATGGTACTGCCACAGGTATTCAGCAGATGGGTAATAACTTTGCGGGTCAGCGAGAAGCTTTTGGTATGGGGCTTGGAAATCTTGCAAGCGGAGGTGCCTTTACAAGTGATCCTAATGTGAAAATACAGAAGTTTATGGACCAAGGATTTAGCCCAGACCAAGCGCAAAGGTATGTGCGAGGCACAGAAAACACCGCCGCACGTCTAAAACAAGATGAATTTCTCTACGGTAATCGTGTAAATGAGAGAGGCGGCACACAAGGGACACAAGCCACTGCCGCCACAGGTGAAGAAGATCCAACCGCTGATCCCAACTACATCCCACCTCACTTGCGTTATCTCATGGAGCAGCAACGGCCTGTGACCACCATGAACATGGGTGGCTTGATGGCGCTACGTCCTTACATGCAGCAGCAGCAGTACAATATGGGAAAACAACTTGCTATGAGAGATATGGGGGTATCCGTATGATGGCATTACTTGGAAGCCTGTTAGGCTTCGGCACATCTTTCCTTCCAGAAGTCCTTAATTATTTTAAGGCCAATCAGGAACACAAACACAATCTTGAGCGCATGCAGCTTGAAATGGATTTGATGTCTAAAAGAGCAGAATTAAAGATTCAGATCTTAGACAAAGAAGCAGACATTGCAGAAACGGAAGGGTTGTATAGTCATGATCGCGGACTTGATGGCGGGGGATTTGTCAATGCACTACGGGCTTCTGTTCGACCTGTCATCACTTATGTTTTCTTTGGTCTTTTTGTGGCCATCAAAGTCACGGCGCTCATCGCGTTGATGGATTCTGGTGTAGAAATGGGCCGCGCTTTATCCATGCTATGGGACTCAGAAACTTCTGCGCTCTTTAGTTGCGTCCTCAGTTTTTGGTTTGGGGGCAGGGCGTTACAAAAATATATGAAGGCAAAATCATGACATTCAAACTTAGTAGACGCAGCCTTGACAGGCTAGAGGGCATTGACGATAGACTGCAGTCGGTTGTTAAGATGGCTATTACGCTCACGAAAACCGATTTCGGAGTGGTGCAAGGGATGAGAACTATTGAGCAGCAGAAGGAATTGGTTGCCAAAGGTGCCAGTAAAACCATGAAGTCAAAGCATCTTGAAGGTAAAGCTTTTGATTTAATGGCCTTCATAAATGGCCGGGCAAGCTGGGAGTTATCGCTTTATGATGATCTTGCTGATGCCGTTAAAGAAGCTGCTACTGTTATAGACGTTCCTATTTGCTGGGGAGCAGCTTGGGGTACGCCCAATATGCCGTACCCTATGGACATCCGTAAGTGGGACGGAACTATGGAAGAAGCCATGAACGCTTACATTGACCTGCGGAGATCTCAAGGTAAGAGACCATTTATAGATGGGCCACACTTTGAATTGATAGGTTAGCTAAATGGTGGTAAAGTGCAATTGAACTAATTGAGAGGTCTCAATGTTACCGTTTCTTTTAAGCTTAGGACTCCCTGCACTTGCCCCATCCATAGGCATTACAGGCTTGTCTGGTGCGGCCCTTGCGGGTTTGGGCGCTGGCCTTGGTTCTTTTTTTGAAACGGGCGATGTCGGCAAAGGCATAAAGACTGGGATGCTATCATTCCTTGGCGGCAAAATATTGGGTGGTCTTGGCGGTGGTGTCGCTGGATTGAAGGACAGTGCTTCGGCAAATGCTTTGTTGTCAGGTAGTGCGCAAGCTTCTATGGCGCAGCCTCAGTTCATGGAGGCTGTCAAAACGGCTGGCACTAATGTTCCATTCGCAAATTTTTTAGGCGAAGGTGCAGCAACAGGAATACTGCAACCAGGTGTAATGACTGCGGCGACAATAGGTTCTGCAGTTGGCGCGGCTCAGAATGTTAAAGATCAGAAAAAAGATGATGACAACTTCGAGGCACCAATGCCAAATCCACCTAAGAAAGTTGTATCGTTTGGTGATCCGCTAGAAAGTAGTAAGGAACAAAACTACTTTGATTACTTGTTTTATCCTGATGAAGACTTGGGATATCCATACGTTGATTATGCTGCCTCAAAGCGGAAGTCTAAAAAAGATGACTCAGTTAGAACTATGAGGGGCGGGGGTCTTATGGGTCTTGGTCAGCAATATAGCCACCCAATGTTTAACATGATGGAAACCCACCTCAATACTAGCCTTCAGCAAGCGTCTGCTCAAAAGGTTAAACCTTTTATCCAAGAAGTCGAAACAATGGCTAAAGAAAGGTTTGGTCCAGATATATTCCAAGGGCAGTT